TCGTACACAGGACGCGGGCCATGCCCTCTTACGTCAGGGCCGGAATCCGAAAGTGCGCAAGAATTCGGGCGTTATCTAATGGGCACCTCCTTATCGCTGCCTAATTGCCGATTTGCTCCCGAAACTCAGAAACGCCCAAAACCTGACCCCGCTGTATGGTTTCGGGGCGATTTTGGGCGTTTTCCTTCGATATGAGCGGCTTTGTTTTGGCGACGGTATCCTTACCGCCAACCATTCAAAAGCCACTGTTTGTCGCTTCCGGGTAACAAAAAAGCGCCGTATTGCTACGACGCTTTTGTCTTGCTCGAAAGCATATTCAATTTTTAATCATCATTGCAGGGGCAATCATATCTTGAACTGCAATTTGGTTCACCGTGCCAAGGACGTTCCGTATATCCACAGTTTTTTTCATTTCGCTCTCGTGCTCTGCAAGAGCGGCACCAAGACTGCGGAGTCGTACCGCCAAATCTGTATCCAAATTCAGCTTCAATTTCGTTTCGTCCCCATGCTGTTTTTCCGCAATTAGGACATTCAGCCCATTCATCGTGTGGCATATTTACCCCTCCTTAGTTAGCAATCTAATCGTTAATTAGTCCAACAATCCAATTTACCCAGCCCTTAATTGTTGATGAGCGCCTCTCGTATGTGCTATCACTGTTGACATTATACAAATTTGACCTTCTCATAATCTGCACAATATCATTTTTCTGCGGCATAACCCCGGTTTCAAAATAAGATTTAAGAGTGTCGGCAAAAGCACTATGCGATAGTACAGCACCACAGAACGCCAATTGCCGTTGCTTATATCCCATTTTCAAAATCGTGCGTCCCTTGTCAGTAAGCCGGTACAGCGGTCCACCATTTTCCCGTTCCTTTTCGATAAGTCCTAAATAGCGGGCGGCATCTGTATAGTAATTCGTTTGGCGAGCATCGAAAGCGTACCGCTCAGTTACATCGTTTCTGCTTAAATCTTGATCGTCAAGCAATTCGCAAATGTTAATAACCCGTTCAAAAGAGTCAGCCTGAGGGAACGGAATCTGCGGCTCATTTTCGCATACCGCATTGTGCAATACCTGCTGGATGTCATCGGCTGTTATTGCGGTATCTTCCACGGAATAATTCTTCTGCTGTACAAGCGCTATCGAGCTGTAATTATTGGGGTCAGTGAACGCATACTCATAAATCCGATAAATGCCGTTGGAATACACTAAGAACAATGGCCTTACCGGTTTTGTCATACGGTTTTTCCATACTCGATAGGGATAGTATAACTGTCTAACCAAGAAGTCCTCAGACAAATCCCGCTTAGCCTCAAACAAAGCCAAACTACGAATTCCTTCATATGCCGCATCTATTTCTATTTGTGAATTGTTTACTGTGACCCTTGATAAAGTTCTACTTTTAAGATTTCCAATATTAAAGTCAAAAACACCTGACCCCATTCTACCGGAAACTGTTGATACAATTTCTTCATCACCTAAAAAATCGGCAATGATACCAGCAGCAACGGCGCAGTTCAAAGCAATCGCTTCGCTCGGAATATTACTACTGTCTAAGCTCTGTATATATGTCGGCAGCGAAACTCGTGTTATTGGAGAATTGTCGGGTTCAAACTTATGATATGCATCAAAATGTGAAATGACATAATCCCCACGGGTAACGGGAAGGATGCAAAGGTTATTGTCCGCAAAAATCTGTGGTAGATTGATTGTGTGGTCAAACTTTGCCATTAAACGAGGCTCTCGAACCTCTTTGATCTGTTTTGCAGAGATTTGAAATTGTCCCGTTCTTTCAATATGCGTCAGTATGTCGTGTTTCTCAAACAGTTCTTCCCACGCTGTGTCATTCAGGCTCTTTTGGCGATCACTCATAATTCCGCACCACCACCTCATCAACATCTCCACGCTTTGATGCGACCGAATTGACTGCACGCTTCGCTTGGACAACGGTTATGTTATACGCTGCATACTGCTCCAATATAAAGTCAGTTGCAGAATTTGACAGCATAAACTTTATGCCACGGGCAGTTAAATCATCACAACACTCTCGGAGCCTGATTTGGTCATCACGAGAAAAACCACCTCTTGAATATCCCGTAAAGCTTGCAGTTTCGGAAACAGGATCATATGGCGGATCGAGGTATACAAAGGTCCCTCTCGGAATATTTCTCAGCACCTCTGCATAGTCCATTGTAGTCATATGAACATCGGCAGTATTGAGATACGCACTAACTGCCCGCAGCACCGGCGCATTAACAATGTTAGGGTTACGGTAATTTCCAAACGGAGAGTTAAATTCACCAGCATTATTTACACGGTATAAGCCATTAAAGCAAGTCTTATTTAGGTACAACACACGAGCTGCCTTTTGTACATCGGAGAGTGTTGCATAGTAATCTCTGTTCCGATCCCAATCTCTAACTGCATAGAACTGCTCTGCCGTATTTTCAAATTTCTCCAGTTCTTCAATCAGTCCATCAACATTTTCTTTGATAACCGTGTAAACACGAATCAGTTCAGGATTTATATCGTTGATATAGGCGGTGTTCGGCTGTAAATGAAAAAGCAGGGCACCTCCGCCAACAAATGGCTCACAGTATGTTGTGATTCTTTTGGGCAACATCGGGCGGAAAGTTTCCAGAAGCTGTCTTTTTCCTCCTACCCATTTCAAAACAGGGGCTACCAACTTGTTCTTTTTCATTTTGTCAACCCCTTTCTCCAACTTGTTTTTCGCATAATAATACATAATGTATTATACCATCCCTCTCTCAGAAATTCAATTGCAAACCTGAAAAATTCACAATTTTATTTTAGTTTTTTGCCCACTTCCACTACTCACAGAACTTTATGACTTCTTGATTACTTCCCGAAAGCGAAAAGCCGCCGTCTGTTGACAGCGACTTTTCTCTTTAGCGGGTAAACCGTATCAGCAGTTCGTTTATGGCATCTACGGCACCGTACCTTTCGGCCCGTATCTCTCGATTTCGCCACTCCATAAGGCAATGCCGAATTACTCTGATTTCCACCGGCTCAAAGGAGATTTTCTTCTTTCGCCCCGTCTTTATCGCATCCGCAATGTCGCACAGGCGAAGGGCGAGGGCGTCAATCTGACCGTTGGTTTCTGCGTCATAGCTCCTGTGCTGCTGCACCAATCCATTTATCAGCACCCGCACCTCATAATCGTCCAGCTTGACCTTCATAGCCGTCCTCCTAACAGTAAATCAAATCGTTTGAAACAATTTCCATAGCAGCGCTGCGGATGTTGTTCATCCTCTGCACCCACAGCATTTGATTTTCCGCTTTGAGGGCTTCCGTAACGCCCTCTTTTTCGGAAAGCTGTTTTACCAGCCGAGAAAACAATGCTTCTGCGTGCTCGTTGAGGTCTGCAAGGTAATCGTTCAGCTTGCCGGTAGTCAGCAGCTCGGCATACAAGCTGACTTTGTGCTTGCGGATATACCTCAGGTGTCGCTGTCCCCAAATGCCGATGGGTCTGCCCTCCGGCTCGTCCTCTCCGGCAATCAGGTAGTAGTCCCCGACAAGCTCATAGCGCAAGCCTGTCCTTTCGTCTGTAATAAATTTCTCCATTGTGTCGTCCTCCTTGGTTTTATATTGCTTCTCCGGCTTTCTGCTCGGATTGCTTACGGTGATAATAGGCAAGCTGTCTTTGGTTGCGATTGATGGTTTTACATTCCTCGGAGCATAGCACCTCCTGACCATTGGACGGCCAGAAGGGCTTGCCGCAAATCTTGCAGACCTTTTGACGGAAGGTGTGCTCTCCCTTTTCGGCATAGCGTTTCTTTTCTTTTTCGGCTTGCTGATGGGCTTTCGTGCAGTCGGTGTTACAAAACCTCTGCCTTGTGCTGTTTGGATAAAACTCTTTGCCGCATTGTTCGCACACACGCTTCGGGTACTTATGACCGTCATTCGCCGCCCAGCGTTCCGCCTTTGCTTTGGCTTGATGTGCAACATTGCTCTCACGCTGCCGGTTCTTCTTGCGCTTGGCTTTTTCCGCCGCTTCTTGCTCGGCTTTCCGTCTTGCTTCGGCAATTTCCTTTTCGGAAAGTGGGAGGTCAAACTGCCCGATGAAGTTATAGTAAATATCCACCTGCTGCTGTCGGTTGGGCTTCTTGCCCTTGGCTTCGTGAACAACGATTTTATCCAATCAGCTCACACGCCATCTCTTTCGTCAGCTCTGCGGGCTGCTTATACTTCTTGATGAGCCTGATAAACCTCCCGATATGAGCAGAGGATGCTTTCGTTTGCTCCAGCTTCTCCTGAATTTCCGACACTTGGCTCTCAAGGCTGTCCTGTTCAGTCGAGTATTTCTTCATCAGGGACTTGTACTGCTTTTCGGGCAGCAGACCTGAAATGAAATTCTCATAAAGGCTTCCAATCAGACGGTCAAGCTCGTTCAGTCGGCGATTAATTGTCTGAAGTTCATCCTTTTGCTTTTGCGGTTTGCCATTCGCCTGTGCTTCCCATTTGCTTTTCAGTTCTTCCGCAAAGCCACGCTCATCTGCGATAATGTGGCTTGAAAGACGCTGTATAGAGCGCAGCACCAACTGATAGAGGACTTTGTCGCTGATATGATGGATGGTGCAGTTCACGGTTCTGTTCCCGTAGCTGCTGCATCGGAACGAGTGATAGGGTTCTCCGCTTTTGTAGTAATTCGTCTGATAGGACATCTTACTGCCGCAATCGGCGCAATACACAAGGCCGGGCAGTAAGCATTCCTCTTGGTGCGTCCCTTCCTTTATACGGCGTGTAGCGTGTTTCAATCTTCTGTGCGCCTGCTCCCAAAGCGCGCCGTCAACGATAGGCTCGTGGGTGTCCTCAAATACAAGGCGTTCCTCATCGGTGGCAAAACGGCGTTCATCAGTCTTAAAGTTCGTTCCGATGGTCTTTCTCAGCACAGTATGACCGAGATATTCCTGTCGGCTTAAAATCTCTCTTACCGTGTTTGCGTTCCAGCTTGTGCAGCCGTACTCCGCTTTTCGGTTGCATTGTTCGGGGTGATATTGGAGGGTGTACGCCGATGGGATAAGCACCTTTTCCTCCGTTAGCTGTCTTGCGATTGCCGGAGGTGTCAAGCCTTCTGCCGCAAGCTCAAAGATGTGTTTTACCACCTGAGAAGCAACAGGATCGACCACTAAGGTCTGCTTATCTTCGGGCAGTCGATTGTAGCCGTAGGGAATGCTGCCGGAGCAGCGTTTTCCATCGCTCATACGGGACAGGAAGATGGACTTTATCTTGTTGCTGGTGTCCTTGGCGTACCACTCGTTCATTATGTTGAGGAACGGGGTAAAGTCGTTATCCTGCGGTTTGTCGCTGTCCACGCTGTTATTGATTGCAACAAAGCGTATCTGCTTCTTGGGGAACAGAATCTCGGTATAAAAGCCGACCTCAAGATAGTTTCTGCCGAAACGGCTCATATCCTTGACGATAATTGTGCCGATTTTCCCGGCTTCGGCTTCTGCAAGCATTGCCTGAAATCCGGGACGGTTAAAGTTACGCCCTGTGTAGCCGTCATCGGTAAAATGCTTGATGTTCGTCATACCGCTTTTGCGGGCAAAATCTTCGAGAAATCTCTTTTGATTCAGTATCGAGTTCGATTCGCCTTGCTGCTCATCATCCTTGGACAGCCTTTCATAGAGGGCTGTAACTCTATCAAAATCCCTGATTTTAGGCACTTTCTGACCTCCTTTCCGTCTTTTATTCGCAGCCGTATTCAATGGACTGCTTGCAATATATATCCTAAAACTTCTTTTCCGTTCGGGGCCATGTCTCGTGCTTTGCGTTCGGCGGCACCGGCGTCGCCAGCTACATCAATCTTCCCGTCGCGCGCGAGCGTGGCATCCACGTGTGCAACGTCGTGCATTACGGCGACCATGCCGTGGCCGAGCACGCATTCGCCCTGATCATGGAGCTCACCCGACAGGTCGGCCGGCTTGACGCGCAGGTGCGCCGCGGCGACTGGGGAGGCATCGACGGCATCGGGCTGCACGGCAAGAAGCTCGGTCTGGTCGGATTCGGCGGCATCGGCCGGACCGTCGCCCGCATCGCCAATGGTTTCGGCATGAAGACACTGGTATGGAACAGCCATGTGCACGGCATCGATGGGTTGGACATCACCCTCATTGACGATATGGATGAGGTGTTCGCGCAGTCGGATATCATGCAGCCTGCATCTGCCGCTGCTCGACGGCACCGCAGGCATCATCACGTCTCGGCAGCTCGACCGGATGCGCCCCGGTTCGATGATCGTCAATACCGCCCGCGCAGAAATCATTGAACCGGGGGCGTTGACCCGCCGGCTTCAACGAGGCGACGTGCGTGCG